TGGCCAGTTCGTCAACCTGCTGTCTGGCACGGTCTACCACGCCTACGACCGCAAGCTGAACGGATGCAAGGAAGTGCACCAGCCTGGCGAGGCGCTGCACATCGGGATGGACTTCAACGTTGGCAAAATGAGCGCGATCACCCACGTGAAGCGCGACGGCCTGCCCTGTGCGGTGGATGAGCTGGTCGACGGCTACGACACACCGGACATGATCAAGCGCATCAAGGAGCGCTACTGGCGCTACGAGAACGGCGCGTACCACAAGACGTGCGAGATCCTGATCTACCCGGACGCATCGGGCGATTCCCGCAAGTCGGTGAACGCTAGCGCGACCGATATCGATCTGCTCAAGCAGGCAGGCTTCAAGGTGAAGGCCCCGGCCGCTAACCCGCCCGTCAAGGATCGGGTCAACGCCATGAACGCCATGTTTCACAACGCAGCAGGCGAGCGCCGGTACAAGGTGAACGCCGAAAAGTGCCCCATGTACGCCGACGACCTAGAGCAGCAGGTATGGGCAGCCAATGGCGAGCCCGATAAGTCGCAGGGCAACGACCACCGGCCTGACGCCGGGGGCTACTTCATACACCACGAATATCCGATTGTTCGCCGAGTGGCGACCTCTCAGCCTCTAAGGATGTGACCGATGACCGACGACCCGAGCGTACTGCACCCGGCTGTGGTGAAGATGCGCGAGTACCTGTCTATCGTCGGCCCGCTGCTGGGCGGGACGCTGGCCATGCGCGAGGCTGGGGAGGCGCTGCTACCGCGCTGGCCGGCTGAGGACGCCGAGGCTTATAAGTGCCGTCTCGAGACTTCTACCCTGCTGCCGGCGTACAGCGAGACCGTATCGAACATGGGCAGCCGCGTGTTCGCCGAGCCGATCCAGCTTGGTGACGATGTGCCGGCGCGCCTGATGGAGTACTGGCAGGACATCGACCAGCAGGGCAACGATGGCACCGTGTTCGGGCGCGTCTGGTTCGAGGATGCCCTGGGCAAGGCCATCAGCTTTGCCTATGTCGATTTCCAGAACATCGCGCAGCCCGATCAGCCTGAAGGCGTGGTGACGGCGGCTGACCTGATTGCAGTCAATGCCCGTCCTTATGCCATCCACGTCCGCCCTGAGCAGCTTCTTGGCTGGAAGGAAGATGGCGGCCAGCTGACCCAGTTCCGTTTCATGGAGATGGTTTCCGAAGAGCAGGGCGCCTTCGCCGAGAGGCACATTGAGCAGGTTCGTGTGCTAGAGCCTGGCTACTGGGCCGTTTACCGCAACAACGGCAAGGACGGTTGGGCGCTGTATGCTGATGGCGTGACCAGCCTTGGCTACATCCCAATCGTGCCGCTCTACACCAAGCGCACAGGCTTCATGTCGGCAAAGCCGCCGCTGCTGGAGCTGGCGCACCTGAACGTCAAGCACTGGCAGAGCCAGAGCGATCAGGACACCATCCTGCACTACGCCCGCGTCCCGATCCTGTTCGGCGCCGGCTTCGAGAAGGACGCAGAGATCGAAGTGGGCGGCGGTCGCCTGGTGCGCAACGATAACGCCGAGTCCAAGCTTTCGTTCGTCGAGCACACCGGCAAGGCCATCGAGGCTGGTCGCGTATCGCTGAAGGATTTGCTCGAAGAGATGCGGATTGCCGGGGCCAAGTTGCTCCGCGTCGAGAACGCATCGCCGAAGACTGCCGAGCAGGCCAAGGAAGACGCAGCAATCGAGATGTCGCCGCTGCAGATGATGGCGACCCAGTTTGAGGACGCATACGCCCAGGTGCTGCAGATCATGGCCGACTACATCGGCGAGGCAGAGGGCGGGCACGTTCAGGCGAATGGCAACTTCGCCGCAGACTACGTGCCGGAAACGACCCTGCCACTGCTGCTCAACATGGCATCGCAGGGCAGGCTGTCTGACGAAACCCTGTTCAGCGAGTACAAGCGCCGCGGCGTGCTGGCCAGTGAGCTGGATTGGGAGACCGAGCAGCAGCGCATCAGTGACCAAGGGCCGCGTCTCGGTACGCTCTGATGGCGACCGTAAACGAGGTTCTTCAGGACGAGGCCGTAGCGCACAAGGTCTCGCTCGAGCAGTACAGCCTGGGCGTGGTCCGTAAGATCATCGCTCTACTGAACCGAACCGACGCCAGTCTGGCCGCGCAACTCATGCAGGCGCTGGACATGATGCCGGCCGAGTCGTTCACCGTTGAGCGGCTGGAATCGCTGCTTGGCTCGGTGCGCGAGGTCAACGCAGACGCATACCGCCGAGTTGAGCAGGAGCTTAACGGCGAGCTGCAGGAGTTGGCCGCCTACGAGACGCAATGGCAGTTCGACCTGTTCGAGCGGCTGTTACCGGAGCAGGTGAAGGTGCGCTTCCCGGTCGCCAGGATCAGCGCACAGCAGGCATACGCCGCTGCGATGTCCAGGCCGTTCCAGGGGCGACTGCTGCGCGATTGGGTGAAGACCGTCGAGTCTGATCGCATGGCCCGCGTGCGCAACGCTGTTCGCCAAGGCTACATCGAGGGCAAGACCGTCTCGCAGATCGTGAGCGAGATTCGCGGCACTCGGGCCAACGGATACGCCGATGGGTTCCTTGAGCGCTCCCGGCATGAACTGGCGACGATCATCCGCTCGGCGATCAGCCACACCGCTGCGACGGCGCGTGAACAGTTCGCCGCGGCCAACGACGATGTGGTCAAGGCCGTCCGCTGGGTGAGCACGCTGGACAGCAAGACATCGGCGCCGTGCCGTATTCGTGACCAGCTGACCTATACGGCCGGAAGCCACAAGCCGATTGGCCACAAGGTGCCATGGCTGCAAGGTCCGGGTCGCTTGCACTTCAACTGCCGCTCGACAGACGCCATCGTTACCAAGTCCTGGCGCGAGCTGGGGATTCCGGTCGACGAGATGACCCCGGGCGAACGGGCAAGCATGGACGGCCAGGTGCCGGCCGACATGAACTACGCGGACTGGCTGCAACGTCAGTCGCGCGAACGACAGGAACAGGTGCTCGGCGTCGAGCGCGCTAAGCTCCTGCGAGAAGGCGGCCTTAAGTTGCCTGACTTCTACAGCCCCACCGGCCAGTGGCTCACGCTGGAACAGCTGCGAGAGATCGACGGTGCTGCATTTGAGAGGATCGCGGCGTAACATCGCCGCATGACCGATAAGCACCCATTCACCGTAATCGAAGGCACGCCACCGCCAGACACGCCAAAACAGCGCGTACTGGATCGGGTCAAAGCGTCGCGTCCTGAATACTTTGTAAGCTGCCATCGATGCGGTGGAATGGAAGTCATCGAGACCAAGACCGGCGTGACAATCAAAGCCGGCAAGGCGAGCGGCGGCACGAAGCAGTTGCTGTGCGCTTCCTGTTTCATGCGTGGGGAGAGGGTGGTGGTCGGATGAATGACGTACAGCTTCAAAATCGCATCGGTGCTTTAAAAGAACTGTTAAAGGTTCTTGACGGCGCCATATTCGCAATCACAGCGGTCTTATGCATGGATCTGCTCTGCAAAATCGCGCTGACATTTATATAGCCGGATCACCAACGAACACCAAAGCCCGCCAATGAGCGGGCTTTTTCATGTCCGCTGTCCCGGGACAAGGGACACACAGAGCACAAATTTCCAGCCTCGGCAAAGCCGGGGCTTTTTTATGCGCCAAGGGCGCCAACAGTCCCAAGGGGATAACACATGTTCCAACTCAAGCAGCTGTTCATGCAGGAAGAAGGCGGCGACGGCGGTAACGGTGGTGGCGGCCAAGGGCCGGAGATCACTCCCGAGATCCAAGCTCTGATCGATGCTCAGGTGAGCGCAGCAGTTGGCGGCCTCAAGGCCAAAAACGGCGAGCTGATCGGCAAGCTGAAAGAGCAGGGCGAGAAGCTGAAAAGCTTCGAAGGTATCGACCCCGACGCAGTGAAAACCATCCTGCAGCGCTTTTCGGACGACGAAGAGGCCCAGCTCATCGCAGCCGGGAAGATAGACGAAGTGCTGAACAAGCGCACCGAACGCATGAAGTCCAGCTATGACCGCGACCTTGAGGCAGCTCGCCAGGAAGCCACCCGTCACCAGTCCCGCACCGAGAAGTTTGCTTCCCGCGTGCTCAAGGGCGAAGTGATCGGTGCCGCATCCGAAGCCGGTGTGCACAAGTTCGCCATGGAGGACGCCATGTTGGCTGCTTCTCGCGACTTCGAACTGGACGACGAGGGCAACCCCGTCGCCAAAGAAGGTCGCTTCGGCAAAGACGGTAAGCCGCTGACCCTCAAGGAGTGGTTCGCGGACATGAAAGAAACGCGCCCGCACTGGTTCCCCGCCAACGCCAACGGCAGTGGCTCTGGTCCGACCGGCAGCGACGCACGGCCAGGCACGCCGCGCAGCCAGATGTCTGCCAAGCAGAAGGCCGCTTTCATCAGCAAACACGGGAAAGACGCCTATCTGGCGCTCCCTAACTGAATCAAGCCATATCGGGAGAATCCATCATGGCCGCAGGTAAAGCTTCTGACTTCAAGGTCTATCAGGACCAGTTCCAGGCGGGTATCGTCGAGACCCTGACCCAGAACAGCAACGCATTCAACGCCGCTTCGGCCGGCGCCATCAGCCTCAGCACCCTGAGCCGTCGCGGTGACTATTCGCAGCAGGCGTTCTTCAAGAACGTGGCGAACCTGATCACCCGCCGCGATACCACCTCGGTATCCGACGCCACCATCCTCGGCATGACCCAGGACGAATGGATCAGCGTCAAGCTGAACCGCAAGATCGGCCCGGTTGACCAGACCAAGGACGCCTTCCGCAAGATCATGGCTGGTCTGGCTGAAGACGAAATGAGCTTCCTGCTCGGCGAGATGGCCGCCAAGGCCATGCAGGTGGAAATGCTGAACTCCGCTCTGCGCGCCGGTCGTGCTGCTCTGAACGCGCAGTCGGCGGTCAAGCACACCATCGCCACCAACGGCACCCTGAACACCGCAGGCCTGGTCACCGGTCTGTCGAAGTTCGGCGACGCCGCTGGCCAGATCGTCTGCTGGGTCATGCACTCCAAGCAGTACTACGACCTGGTGCAAGCTCAGATCACCGCCAACATCGACGGCGTGTCCAACTTCAACGTGGCCACCGGCACCCCGGTTACCCTGAACCGTCCGGTTCTGGTGACCGACTCCGATGCCCTGGTTGTCACCGCTGGCTCCGGCTCGGCTGCGACCACCGACTACTTCGCCCTGGGTCTGACCGCCGATGCGCTCATCGTCGAGAACACCGAGGAAGAAGAGCTGGTGATCGAGAACGTCACCGGTAAGGAGAACCTGATCACCCGGATGCAAGGCGAGTTCGCCTACAACCTGGGCGTGAAGGGCTTCAAGTGGGACATCGCCAACGGCGCTGCCAACCCGTCCGACGCCACCCTGGGCACCGGTTCCAACTGGGACGCCGTTCGTGGCTCCTACAAGGACTTCGCCGGCGTGGTGATCCAGTCCCGCTAATGCAGTGGGGCATCTACGCCCGTGATGGATTCGAGGGGGCTCTGGCGTTTCGCCGGGGCCTCGTCGAAGCGGGACACCAAGCCAGGCTACGGTCGCTGTCTGACCACGCGCCTGGCTGCACCGAATCGTTTGATGCTGTCGCTGTCTTCGGCCTTCGCGGCAAAGGCGACATCATCCGCGCCGACTACGCCGGGACGCCGGTTGTCGTCGTCGACTATGGCTATCTCCGGCGCGTGCACGGCGAGGCCGACTTTCAGACAGGCCATTGGCAGGTTGGTCTTGGCGGGCTGAATCAGCTCCCGCCATGGGATTGCCCGCCTGGCCGGTTTGATGCGCTTGGGCTGCGCGTAGAAGAGCGCGGAGGCGATCCTAATGGATACGCCCTGATTTGCCCGCAAATGCCCGGAGACGCCGCCCATGGCTGCGATCTGGACGCAATGGCGACATGGGTGCTACAGCAGGCCGAGCGCTTTCCCAATGCGCGAATCAGGCCGCACCCGAAAGCGCCTGAACTGACCTACGGACTACCGCTGGCACCGCCCGACATGGGCGATGCGCTGGCAGGTGCGCGCCTGGTCGTAACAGGCAACAGCAACATGGGGCATGACGCCCTGCTGGCCGGCGTGCCGGTCATCTCGACTTTCCCTGGCGCCGCCTGGGAATCGCTGTCTGGCGAGCAATTGCCGGACATCAATCAACGTCTCGCGCACTTCTACCGGTGCGCTTGGGGGCAATGGACATGGCAAGAGTTTCGAAGCGGAACAGCAGCGCGGTTTCTGGTGGAGCACCTGCTGCCCAACCGGCCGCCGAAGTGGTGAAGAAGGCTGCCCAACCGGCCGCCGAAGTGGTGAAGAAGGCTGCCCAACCGGCCGCCGAAGTCGCCCTGCTGGACGCGATCAAGGCCGCGCCAGTCATTGATAGCCGCCGTGAGCATCTGCAGCACGCCGCGCGCACTGCGCCGGCCGGCACTGCGGCGGAGTTCGGCGTATTCACCGGCAACTCGCTTGCCGCGATCATCGACGTGCGCAAAGGCCTGACCTACGGCTTCGACTCGTTCGAGGGCCTGCCGAGCGCCTGGGATACCGGCACAGGTGAGCCGCACCCTGTAGGTCATTTCGCAACCGATCTGCCGACTGACCTGCCGAACCGCGCTCACTTGGTGCCAGGCTGGTTCGCCGACACCATCCCCGCGTGGCTGGCCGAGCATGAAGAGCCGCTGGCCCTAGTGCACATCGATTGCGACCTGTACGAATCGGCCGCGCACGTGCTTAGCGGCATGAACGACCGCATCGTCGCCGGCACCGTGCTGGTGTTCGACGAGCTGGTCGACTTCGCCGAGTCCTGGTATCCGAACTGGCGCGATGGTGAGTGGAAAGCGCTGTGCGAGTGGATCGCGAAGCATGGCCGCAAGGTTGAGCCGCTGGCTCGCACCGCGCATCAGCAAGCCTCTTTCGTCGTGGTGGAGTAAGCGCATGGCACTCGTAATCGAAGACGGCAGCGGCAAGGCTGACGCGGATTCTTTCGCTACCGCCGCTGAGCTTGCCCAGTTCGCCACCGACTACGGGTTTACCGTGCCGGCCGACACAGCAGATCAGGAATCCCTGCTGCGCCGTGCTGGCGTCGAGATGTGGCGCTTCCAGTGGGTTGGCGCCCAGCTTCGCGACGAGCAGGGCTTGCCATGGCCGCGCTACTACACGATCCGCCGCGGCTTCATTGCTGATGGCGCATCCCTGCCGCGCAACATCAAGCTGGGGCAGATGGCCCTGGCCTGCGAGATTCATCAGGACGACACGGACAAGCCGGAAGAGCGCAAGGGCGCGGTCAAGCGCGAAAAGGTCGGCCCGATTGATACCGAGTTTTCTGAAATCACCGGCTACAAGGCGAAAGCTGTCGCCGGCCGCCAGTCGGATGGCTTCTTTGCCAAGTACACGCTCGGCCAATACAGTGGAAAGGTGGTTCGCTCGTGACCGACATCTACGACCGCTCCAAGGCGCTCGCAGCGCGGCAGCTCGCACCGCGCAGCCAGGGTGGTAAGGGGCTGGAACTGACCCTGCGCCGCACTGTGCCTGGCGAGTATGACCCAGACACCGGCAGTAGCGAGACGGTCACCGACTATGCCGGCTCAGGCCTGCGCGAGAACTACCGCCTGGAGGACATCGACGGATCGCTGGTGAAGGCTGGCGACGTGCGGTTCATGATCTCTCCCGTGTTGCTGAACGGCGACGACATGCCGGAGCCCAAGACCCTTGACAAGGTGCTGTTCGACGGCCAGACCTACACCGTTCAGTCGGTCGATCCTGGCGACTATGCCGGCGTGGCTTGCTTCTTCTACGCGCAGGCCCGCAAATGAGCTTCAGCCTGCAGTTGGCCGAGTTCATCGAGAAAGCCAAGGGCAATACCGAGCAGGCGGTGCAGAAGACGGCCATCGACCTGATATCGGCGGTGATCGACCGCTCGCCCGTCGGCAATCCCGAGCTTTGGGCCTCAAACCAGACCGCTCGCGAGTACAACCTCGAGGTGGTGCGGTTCAACGCATCACTTCGGGACGACCCGAACAACCTGACCAAGGCAGGACGTCTCAAGCGCGGCCTGAAGGTCAACGACAGCATGGACATCATCAGTCCGGACGGCTATGTCGGCGGCCGATTCCGCGGGAACTGGCAGGTAACCTTCGACACCAAGGCTACCGGCCAACTGGAGCGAATCGACCCACAGGGGGATAGCACCAAGTCGGCAGCTAGCCAGGTGGTGCTGGGCTTTACGTCCGAAGTCGGCACGATATGGGCGGTAAACAATCTGCCTTATGGCCCGCGCCTGGAGTTCGAAGGCTGGTCTAGCCAGGCGCCGAGCGGGATGGTTCGCATCTCCGTAGCAGAGTTCCAGACCTACGTCAACCGCGCCGTAGCGAGCCTGCCGCAATGAGCAACAAACTGATCCGCAACCTGTTCGAGAAGCGCCTCAAGGACTGGGCCGCCGCGCGCGTGCCGGTCATTCGGGTGGCGTACCAGGATGCTCCGTTCACCCCGAACAGCAACGAGACGTACCTCGAGTGCTTCCTGCTACCGGCCACGACCGACAGCCAGGATCTGGCCGGCGAGCACAAGCTCTACCAGGGCGTCTGGCAGGTGACCATCGTCAAGCCTGCGGGCACTGGCTTGGTGGCCGCCGGCGGCATCGAGGACGAACTGGCCGCGCTGTTCCCGAACAACCTGCAGCTGACCAGCGGGGCTTTCTCCGTGTTCGTCCGCTCGCCGATGAGTGCCGCGCCGGCCCAGGTCGGCACCCCGTACACCCGAGTTCCAGTGTCCTGCCAGTACCGGGCGGACACCCCATAGGAGCAAGCATGCCTATCGTTGATCTGCCGACGAGTGATGGGTCTATGTGCCGCATCGTGACGATGGATGAATCCCAGTGCAGGCATCGCAGCGTTGAACAGGTCGGCGACCTTGGTCCATGGGAGCCGGAATTTGCATGCACGGCGTGCGGGGAGTTTTTTTCGCTGGCCGCTGCGAAGTTGCTCTACGAAATGCAGATGGAAGAGACATGAGCGAACTGACCAAAGAACTGCACCGCAGTCTGATCCGCGCAGCCAAGGCCGCCATCGCGGCATGGGAGCGCTGGCTTAAAGAGCACGACCAAGCCGAATAGTCGGCAACCAACACCGAATACCGGGCACGCTGAACAGCCACGCCGCAAGGCCCCGCTGATCGCCACGCCTCCCCGGATTGAAAAAATCCGAGGAGACATACCATGGCTTTCAGATTGCCCAACGGCTCGACCTTCGATCTGGCCTCCACCTACGGGTCGCCGATCACCGTCAGCGCCATCAGCAACGCCAACCCGGCAGTGGTCACGGCCACGGCGCACGGCCTCAGCAACGGTGACATCATCGAGCTGACCTCCGGCTGGACTGGCCTCAATGGCCGCCTGTTCCGTGTTGCGGGCTCCACCACGGACACCTTCCAACTGGAAGACATCAACACCACCGACACCTCGCGCTTCCCGGCCGCTGGTGGCGCTGGTAGCTGCCGCGAGATCACTGCCTTCGTCGCCGTGACCCAGGTCACCGACGTGACCACTTCCGGTGGCGAACAGCAATTCTTCCAGTTCGGCTTCCTCGAAGAGAACGATGACCGTCAGCTGCCGACCACCCGCAGCCCGATGAGCATGAACATCGTCGTGGCCGACGACTCGACTCAGCCCTTCGTGGCCGTGGCCGAAGCCGCAGACCAGAGCCGCAACCCGACCGGTCTGCGCCTGAACCTGCCGAACGGCGACAAGATTCTCTACAACGGCTACACGACCATCAGCGAGACCCCGGCCCTGGCGCGGAACAACCTCATGACCCGCACCATGACCTTCTCCCTTTCCGGTCGCCCGACCCGCTACAACGCCTAAGGAACTCCCATGGCTGCCAAGTTCAAGATCGAGCAGAACCCGACCTTCGCCTCGAAAGTCGGCATCCACCGCGCGGGCGGCGAGATGATCGAGGTCGGGATGACCTTCAAGTATCGCACCCGTACCGAGCAGGCCGAACTGACCGACACATGGAAAGCACGGCGCGAGGACGCTGCCAAAGAGTTCGAGGGTCAGAACAGCGGGCTGCGTGACGTAGTTGGCGCCATGGTGGAAGTGGAAGTGCAGGAGATCGCCGATATCGTCGAGGGTTGGGAGTTTGACGATGCAGTCAGCGACGACGCCATTCGCCGCCTGCTGGATGGTGGCAAGTCGATCTATGATGCGATCATGAAGTCCTACTTCGACGGCCTCGACCCGGCACGCCTGGGAAACTGACCAAGGCGGCCGGCGCACTCTACGAGAAGGGCGAAGACGCCGAAGCTCTGGCGTTCTTCGGCCTTACCCTGGATGACGTTGGGGATGACGTGATTGGCGTCTACCCCGACTGCGCCGAGCCGCTGGCCGTCTTCAGCGAGCTTGCAACCCAATGGCGGATCGGAATGTCGGGTCCTACCGGGCTCGACTATTCCGTGTTCGTCGATGTTTTCCGCATCAAGCAAATCCCCAAATCCAGATGGCAAGACCTCTTCGCAGACATCCGCGTGATGGAGCGAGAGGCGCTTTCCGTCATCCATAAGAAGGACGGTTAGATGGACATCGCCTCGCTCGGCTTTTCGATCGATACAAGCGAAGTCTCTAAGGCAGAGACCGCCCTTGATGGCCTGAACGCTACCGGTGCGCGCACAGAGGCTGCGGCAAAAGGAGTAGGGGAGGCGTGGAGCGGCGCATCCAAGCAGGCTAGCGGCACGGCTGGGGAGTTCCGCAAGGGCTCCGAAGCCCTGCGCGAGCAGCAGCAGGAGCTG